CTTGCATCTTTTCGCAGTGCAGCCGCCCACCATAGATTTTTAGTGAAGCAACTCCCGGTGCGACTTCATACAAGTCAATGTGATCAAGCCCCTTGGGTAGGGTTAAGTTGTGGCGATCAAGAAACTGCCAACCGCGGTAGTTGTTGACAATGATTGAGTCACTTGCTCGCTTTAGTATCTCGTTGGTCGAGCCATGACGAACCGCCAAAAGCAAAAGCGGTAAGTCATAGTTCCAACCGTTAAAGGTAATGATTTGATAACTGAGCAATATGCGCTTGATAGTTTGCGCATCCAAAGGATTGCCATCAAACAATTCAAAGTTACGCACATTGCCAGTTTCAATATTACTGAACGCAGCAAGAAAATAGTCCTTGTAGACCTCAAGGTCCATGACAACCTTTTCTTTCACGATCCGATCCTGTACTGTGGTGCAACCCACTGACTGGTCCAATCAAGCGGCTCACTGAGTGCAAATATGTTGCCAAACTCTTCGGCATATGCGTTTGCAACCTTTGCGTCGTAGATGAGAACGGCGTTTTCAAACGAGCGACCTGCGTTGTTAGACCAGTTCATACTGCCTGTCCACACCGCATAAGGCTTGACCTCAAGCCAAGTGGCGTCATGCGCTTCGTCGTATTTCTCTTCGACTTTGCAAAACACGCTGAACTTGTTGTGCATGCGAGGTGCCGCTGGTTGGTCCGCTGCGTTGTGATTCCCAACACATCGAACTGGATTGACGCTTGGGTCGCTGCAATAGCTCAAACGATTCGCAACGCCGGGCAGTGAGTAGCGGTCCACACCACAGTGCAGCGAGGTGTAAAGTTTGCGCAAGTTCTTTTCCCATGACGGCTTATGGCTTGTCGCTTCGTCGCATCGTAAGAAGTCTTCCTTTTGAACAACGATTGACGCACCAAACTCCGGTGTTCGCAAAGCGGTGAGGATGTCTTCTTGAGTAAACCATGCAACACAACCCAGAACAAGTTGTGAGCGCATGATTTCTTCTTTCAACACTCTGGCGTGGTCTCTAAAGATCACGCTTGTATTGCCACTTGTGATGCTTGGGTCGTGCATATGCTTGATGGCTTGGGTCGGGCCATCGCGGTTTGGTATTTCAGCGTCATGTAGGTTGAGAACGCGTTGTTCGTTTTCTACGACGTTGAAGTGCTGTGAAACCACGGTTGGTTTCCAGCCCAACCGAACAGCGGATGTTCGGGGGCTACGAAGTGCTAGGGCACCCATTAAACAAGTCCCTCTGCGGCTTCTACGATCTCTTCAAACTCGTCTTCTCTGGCTGCGCCACCGGATGCGAAGGCTTCACCATCACGTACAAATTGAACACCTTTCAATGTGCAATTGATTCGTTTTCCAAAAGAGTTGTCTTGTGGCCAAACTTCAATAATGACGTTGACATATGCGCCTGAGTAAGGCTTACCGTCTTCAGCGGTCAATGGGTTGCGTTGGCCATCTACTACGGTTGGTCGAGTTTTGCTGCGAGCTGAGATGAACATATTGCCAGCGAAACCAGCAAGGTTTGCTTTTCCGTCCCCATCGTGCAAAAAGGTGCGGTCTTTAGCTGTTAGCTCTTTTTGAACTGTTGCCCACTTTGTCCCCCATTTTTCTTTGCCAACAGTTTCAATGGCTTCTTTGCACTGGGCAACAGCTGGATGGTCCGGTTCAAAAATAAAACTTGCGCCAAAAGTTGCTGCACCTTCACCGTTGAAGGCTTTAGCTTGATGAATGCCATCTGCAAAGGCGATACGTACGTTTTTAATATTCAACTTCATTGAAGTTCTCCTGTGTGAATAGATATGGATACTGTTTTTTGATCTGCTGAGTTGTTGTTGAGATCGCTTTTAAACGCGCCAGCGAGTCGGTGCGCGTTGGTTGGACCTTTGATGCTTGGATGAGTCGTATTTGTGCCTCCTTGGGTAAAAGTTTGTGTTGCAAATTCATTCGCTAATGACCTCAAATTCATGTACCAGTGAAGTCAAGCTCAACTCAGGACGCTCGTCAGCTATTGGCACAACGATTGGCTTGGGTTCAGATTGCGTAATAAATGGCTGCAGTGAATTCCATTGACGTGGGCCAATGGTTTGGGTTTTAAGCAGTTTTTCTGCGGTTGCAGGTGAGATCAATGTCGAGTCATATATCTCTGTGTCCCGCAAGCGCATGGCTTTGAGCATCTGTGTGGCAAGTTCTGCATCCGTCCACTTACGCATACCGCGGCGGGATAGGACCGCTTTGTAGCCCGGCACATGATCGCCAGAGAGCACGCGTCGTTCTGTTTCTTGGGTGACGGCAGTGCACCAAGCAGAGATCATGTCCACCTTATCGCGTGCTCGACCAAGTTCAGCATTGCTGGCACTTGCTGGGGTGGGTAATACTTCAAACTCGGCGACGATTTCATCGCGAAGGGCAGGGCAGATTGATGCTGCTTTGCAAAAGCGACATTGCTTAGCGCCGGGTACAAGTGGAGCGTCAGGCAACGCAGCAATTTCAATTACGCGCTTTGCTTTTTTCGCAAATTGCGTTAACTCGCCAACGGTGGCAACCCATTCGCTGACATGGTTGAGCCGTGGTTGGTGGATCACCATGCGAACGCGCTCAATTCCAAGAGTTCCAAACTCGTCTAGACAGCCCAGTGCATAGAGTGCGAGTTGTTCGTTATTTGTTGCCTCTACCTTTAATCCGCGCCCATACTTCAAATCGTGAACTTGGTATTCGTCCGACTTGATGACGACAACATCTGATGTACCCCAGCAATCTTCGGCAACAACGCTCCCGCCAAAGTCCACACGGTGTTCCACAAGCATGTGACCGGTACTTTTGTATTTCTCAACGCAGTCGATGTATTGCTGAACGTATTCAGCCATCTCTGCGGTTACTTGGAATTGTTTTTCTTCAACGATGATTAACTGCCCAACGTATGCGCTGGCTGCTAATCCGCTATCTAAGGCTTTTGCTGCCAATTCATGTGCGGCAGTTCCTTCCTGTGCGTAGACACTAGAAGTGTTGGGTTGGTCAGCCTCTAACCTTTGGCTCCCGGGGCAGAGCGCTAGGCGGTAAAAGCCGCTGGGGCTGATCTTGGCGTGTTCGCTCATACGCCCTCCAACATCTGCTTAGCAGCTTCAATTGCTGTCGCATGTTGTTCTGTCTTTAATTCGCGCACCGACTTCGCATCAAACTTTGCAAGCAAATCAACCGCTTGGCTGCGACCTTTGGTATTGGCCAACTTCAAAATCAAACTGGTGAGTTCTGCTGTGCTTGATGTGGCGTGTGTTGTTTGGGGTGTGGGTGCTGTTTTGTTGGTGCGACCTGCAAGGGCTTGGCTCAAACTCACTACCGCTTCGGTCGTGCGTTTTTGCTCAACCAGCAGGTCGCTCAAAATGTCTGTTATTGGTTCATACTGCGATGTCACGTTGGCCTCTTTTTCTTGGTTGATCTGGTTACACGTTTCTACCACTTTGGCAGAATGGTGTAATGATACATACAAGTTGTAGATTGCGCAACTCGTTATTAATAACGGGCGTAAAAAAAGCGCCTCAAAGGGCGCTTTGCATACTTAAATACTATTTATTTAGGGTTTTCGGATTGAGTTGCGTATGTTTAGAGTTCCTTCAGCCATTTCTTCTGCCAATTGGATCGCCATCGCTGCCTGTTTGGTGTTTTTTACCAATAGAACGTGAATGCCAAGGCTTGAGCAATCGAGTTGCAGTGACTGCATACGGACTGCCATGACGTCTTCTTCTGCTTGGTTGTTGTGCAGTAGGAATAGGTAATACGTTTTGTTCTGACCAAAACTCATTGTTTTGGCCAGCATCAGACTTACGACAGCGGGTGCGTATTGGTTGATGTTGAAGCTAGGTGGTCGAAATGGATGGAGCATCTTGAATTCGGCCACAACGTTTTGTGAGAAGTAGTCGTGCTGCTTGGAGTTGATGCCCCTTTGGACCATGACATCGATGTTTTTCCAAAATGCCGCGTGGAGGTGTTCGCGTAGCTCTTTGCCAATCCTGTCCGGGTGGTTGTATCTCTCAAATTGAACGGCCTCGATGGTTTTTCTTGTGTGGCCGTAGTGCTGCACCAGAAGCTCGCGGCTCTCGTCTATCCACTTCTTGACAGTTTGCGGGTCTGTCTTTTTGATCCATTGCTCCACTTTCTTCTCGGTGGCTTCATCACCCAAAATCCTGATTACATGGTCTCGTAATGGACCATTTATCTCGCGCATTTCTTTTACAAAAAACCATACGTCGTTTTCAATCAATTCGTATTCAAGGTTTTGGCTTGTTTCAGCTTTGATTTTGTTGATGCCATCTAAAAACCCAGATATCGCTTCAATGCGCTCGGGTGTCGCCTTAGGGCCGGTGCCTTTTTCTTGTTCTTCTAAAAATTCTTGCAATCTTTCACTCAAAACCCCCGGCATTGGCATCGGTGATTCTTTTGTTAAGCATTCCCTGCCCAGTTGCTCGCTCCGGGAGGTTAAAAAGTTGATGAGGTTGTTGTAAGCGCCCCTGCGAGGAAACGATTGGCCACCCTCCCAGCGGGCAATGGCTTGCTGGCTGATGCCAATTCCTTCTGCCAATTGACCTTGAGTCAGGCCTAGTACCTCGCGGTCTAGTATTAGTGCTTGGGCGAACTTATTCATATGACAACCATTTACTTGTATAAGCTAGTTTATACCATTTTCGGCCGTTTAAACAAGTATTTACTCGTTTATAAGTTGTTAAAAGTGGTAAAAATGGATAGACTTTCTGGTCCAGAACTGACTTTTAGACCCCAATATGACCTCAAAAACAACAATCTCAGGCATCGAACAGGCTGTCGCTACTGTCGGCAGCCAAGAAAACCTTGCCTTGCAGCTGGGCGTAACCCAGCAAGCCGTCTCTTTGTGGCGCAAACGCGGCTGGGTGCCACCCAATAGAGCGCCAGAAATTGAGCACATCACGGGCGTGCATCGACACACGCTCATCAAACCGCGGTTGCGTGAATTGCTCGAGATTCACGCCTAAGCCCAACGATGCTCGCAATGAAACCCTTGTTTAAACCCCCAACATTTAAGAAGACAACCAATGGAATTGACTACACAAATAGGAGCCTCAGCACAGGACTGGGCGCACTTTGACCTCGTATTAGGGCTTGGCGCAGACCTGCTGCCGGTGGTTTGTGACATCGAAGCGCAGATTTCGCCGGCCTCAAAAATCAAGAAGTTGGGCAAAGTCCCAACGCTATTTGATTCAAACGGACTAGTGGTCGGCATCAAAGACTGGCCGCTGCGTAAATCCACCCATAAAGAAATAGACCGTTGGTCCAATGAGCCGGTTTATGGCATCTGTCTACAAACACGAACCGTGCGTGCTTTGGATGTGGATGTGCCAAACGTGCAGAAGGCGCAAGTCATTGAGCTATTTATAGAAGACTACCTTTTTAAAAAGCTGCCAAAGCGTATGCGTATCAACAGCGGCAAATTCTTGCTGGCATTTAAGTTGGAAGGTGAATATGGAAAGATGGCGATTGAGGTTGATGGCGGCATCATTGAGTTTTTAGCCAATGGTCAGCAGTTCGTGGCCATCGGTCAACATGAAAGTGGAGTGCCGTATTGTTGGGATGGTGGGCTGCCAAGTGAAATCCCAGAGCTAACGCCAGAAGAGTTCAAAGCATTGTGGGACGCGTTGTGCGAAGAGTTTGCAACGGGTGACATCTTGGAGGCCGATGGCCATAAAAGAAAGCGCGGTCCCAATTTATTGCTTCAAGATGAAACGGCAGATTATTTGGAAGAGCAGGGCTTGTCTCTTGGTGCCGGTAACAACAACGGCATTTTGATTAAGTGTCCTTGGAGTGATCAGCACACGGGTGGAACTGATGGAGATGGCAGCACTATCTATATGCGTGCTGGAACTAACTCGTACCAGCGAGGTCATTTCAGATGCCTACACATCCATTGCAAGGGGCGTACAGACGACGACTTTATGTCGGCATTTGGTGTCATAGCAAATCAGTTCACCGTGTTGGCGCCCGGTGCAGCATCGCAGCCGATACCTTGGCCTGACTTTACGCGTGAGAAGTCTGGGCGTATTCACCCAACACTACCAAATCTAAGTAAGGCGTTGAGACGATCGGATTTGTGTTTATTTGAAATTGGCTTTGACTTGTTTAAAGACGAAATAATGAAAGCAGAGCCGGGCACTAGCAACTGGGTGCCTTTTAAAGATTCGGACTACACAAGAATCCGAATACAGGTTGAGAAACTTGGCTTTAAACCAATCGGTCCGCAGATGATCCGCGATGGCGTCGTATTGATTGCTGATGAAAACCGTTTTGATTCAGCGCAGATTTGGTTGGAATCATTAGTGTGGGATGGTGTGCCAAGGGTTTCTGGATTTTTGCGTGATTACTTTGAGGTCGAAGAAAACGACTACACAACGGCCGCATCAAATTACGTATGGTCTGCGCTTGCAGGTCGCGTGCTAGAACCTGGAGTAAAAGCGGATATGGTTTTAATTCTTGTTGGCTTGCAAGGTGCCGGCAAGAGTACTGCAGTCTCATCAATGGTGCCCGACCTGCAATTCTTTACAGAGATTAGCTTTTCAGAAAAAGACGACAACCTCGCACGCATGATGCGCGGTCGCTTGATTGCTGAGTTGGGTGAATTGCGTGGACTAAACACCAAAGACTTGGAAGGTATCAAAGCATTTATTACAAGGCAGCAAGAGTCATGGATACCAAAGTGGCGTGAGTTTGCAACTTCTTATATGCGCCGTACGGTATTTATTGGCACTACCAATGCAGATGAATTCTTGGCTGACGAGACTGGCAACAGGCGTTTTCTTCCTGTCAAAACAGGTAATGTGGATGTAGCTGCTATCGCGCGTGACTGTTTGCAGTTGTGGGCAGAGGCTAGAGATATGTACAAGCTGCTGGGTATTCAGTGGAGAGGTGTTGAGGAGCTGGCTAAGCCCTCGCATGCAGAGCACGCAATCAGTGACTTATGGGAAGAACCTATACGCACATGGCTTGAAACTCAACATGAGTTGACAGGCATTGCACCAATTGAGCAGCCTTACTTACGTGGAATTGACATTTTGCAGAACGCTTTAGGCATTGATCCAAAAAACGCAACAAGACGCGAACAAATGCGAATTGGCAAAGTTTTACGTACTCTTGGTTACAAACCAAAAAAAGTTTGGGATCAAAACAAGATGATTAACGTGTACCTACCAACCTCATCCAACCTTTGGATGGAGGTTGGAGGGCCAGAAGGCGCATAAACACTGGGTTCATACATCCATCCAACCTCATCCAACCTTTTTATTTGTAGATACCTAGTAAAGCACTAAAAGGTAGTGTTTGGAGAAACATAGGAAAAACAGGAAATAGGTTGGATGGTTGGATGGTGGCGATAACTGAACCTGCGTTTGCTGCGGTTTTTTGCGTGTTTGATTTATAGCTGTACGCATGACACATACGTCTGCAAATAAAGTTAATCGCAACGCCATCGCTGTCCCAGTGGCGCACATAAATAACGGCAGCGCAACGCAATGTGATTAGACGAGCCGCGCAGTTTGACTTCTTACTGGTCTAGCGGCGGCAGGTGCGTATTTTTAAAAGGATGTCGCGCATGATCAAAAAAGTTCCTGTCAACGAATACGGCAAACGCATTGGTGAGGGCCACCCTCGCTCACGGCTTACTGATGAGCAGATAGATCGCATTCGTGATTTACACGAAGACCACAACTTGACCTATTTGCAATTGGGCGAGATGTACTCAGTACCGCGGACAACTATTGCTTCAATCTGTCAATACGCAAGGCGTGCGCAGACTCCGTTTGGTTGGAAGAAGTTACACACCGAAATGGCATGACTGATTCTGAGTTTGACATTGAGAGTTATAGATTAAGGCCGGATCAATTTGTTCTGCAACCTTTATACAAACATGAAAAAAACTGCATGAGTGATATTGAATGCACGTGTGGGGTTGATGAAATACTGATGGACGAAATGATTGAGGATATGGCGAATGACCACTAAAGTACAGAAATCTAGAGGAAACACTGCTAACTTAAAGCGTGCAGGTATGGGTAGGCCCAAAGGTGTACCCAATAAGGCCACAAAGGCTCTAAAGGAGATGATCCTTGGAGCCTTGGATGAAGCCGGGGGAGAGCAATACCTGCTTGAACAAGCTCAAGCTAATCCAGTTGCCTTTATGACGCTGATAGGCAAAGTCCTGCCTTCTGAAATCCAAGCCCAGTTGACTGGGGCTTTGAGTGTCTATGTGAATACCGGCATAGATAGAACACAAGTTGAGTAGGGTAAACGTAGACCTCAACTATTACCCTCGCGCATGGCAGCGGGAGTGTCACGCTAATCGCAAGCGCTTTACTGTTTTAGCTTTGCACCGCAGAGCCGGTAAGACTGAGCTTGCCATCATGGAGCTACTCGATCATGCACTTACATTCGATAAAGACTTGGGGATGTTCTTCTATGTGGCCCCGTTCCTCAAGCAAGCGAAGGCAATTGCTTGGTCGCGCCTTAAGCAGCGCATTGAGCCTATGCGCCAACACGGTGTCGTCGATGTCAATGAAGCTGACTTGTCGTGCACTTTTAAGCACAATGGGGCAGTCATTCGCATATTTGGTGGCGATCTGCCTAACGCTATGCGCGGCGTACGGCTCGACGGTGCGGTAATTGACGAAGTAGCGCAAATCAAGCCTGAGGTCTGGACTGACATCTTGCAGCCAGCTTTGTCTGACCGATTGGGTTGGGCATTGTTTATTGGTACACCGTCTGGCATTAACTTGTTTTCTGAGCTGTACTTCAAGGCCAAAGATTACGAAGACTGGTGGAGCAGCAGATACACGGTTTATGACACCAACTCGATAGACGAGGGTGAGGTGGTGCGTCTCAAACGCGATATGAGCGAAACATCCTTTGCCCGTGAGTATTTGTGTGACTTCAATGCTTCTGGAGACAACCAACTGATATCGCTGTCAGATGTCGAGATTGCTTGTTCAAGGGTTATCAAGCCCGATCAAATTGGATTTGCAGCCAAAGTAATTGGCATCGACCCGGCACGCTTTGGTGACGACCGCTCAGTTATCTTTAAGCGCCAAGGGCTGCAAGCCTTTGATCCACATGTCTATAGAGGCATAGACAACATGGACTTGGCCAGTAGGGCTGCAGCCATAATCAATGAGTGGCAGCCAGATGCTGTATTTTGCGACGCGGGTAACGGATCAGGTGTCATTGACAGACTTAGGCAACTGGGCTTTGACGTGATTGAAGTGCACTTTGGGGGTAAGCCAACCAACATCAAATACCTCAACAAGAGGGCAGAGATGTGGTTTGAGATGAGAGAGTGGTTAAAGCTCGGTGCATCTATTCCAAATATTACTGACCTCAAGCAAGACTTGGCTGCACCTATCTATTGGTACGACAGTGCAGGGCGTGTGCAGCTTGAACCTAAGGATGACATCAAGAAGCGTGGTCTACCAAGCCCAGACTTGGGTGATGCACTGGCAGTGACGTTTGCGCATCCAGTGGCTAAGTTGACTGAGTTGGAAACTTACAAGCGCAACTCAAAAGAAGCACGGCTTAGAGAGTACGACCCGTTCGAGAGTATTCGCTAGCGACTAACTACCTTGGTACCAATGTCTTAACTCGTGCGGGGCAAATATAAACACAAGTGGGATGCATAAGAGTGCTGCCAATATCCATCTAGACTTTGGAAAACGTTTCAAAACATAAAGCAGCACAGCAGCTGCAATGATTCCCAATATCAAGCGCACTTATGGAGCAATCTCACAATTAAAGGTGTCTTTTTGTTTTACAGAGTAAACATGAAGAGTTTTATCGGATGAGTACCAAACAGCGGGCTCACCAACTGATACGCTTGTTAGATCATTGCAATTGGTTGCGCGAGCACCCTCAGCATCGCCTAAGCTGTTAGTAGTGTGAACCTTCCAGCTCCATGTAGCATTTTTGCGCTCCATGTTTTGAAGAGACAGGCATTTATTTGTAACGCTAAATGCAAACAACTTACCTTGAAAGTAAATTTGAGTTTGCCCATTTTCTGGTGTGCAAACGTACTTTTTAGTTTGCGCATTTGCATTTGCATACAAGCATATAAAAACAAGTGCGCATAGTTGTAAAAAAGGCTTTTGCATTTATTTTTCCTTATTTACTTCATCAGCTATTGAAGCAAGAAGTATTGCAATAAAGTACAAAAGAACAAAAATACCCAGTGCGAGCCATTCAAGATTGCCAAAAGTCGCTTTGTCAATTTTAAAGAAAATAAAAGCTAGTAAAAAAGACCCGGCAATAAGAATTCGAATTAAGTTCATGTAGTTACCCTTTATTTGTCGTTTAACTGATTGCTGATTTCTTCAAGCAATTCGTTTGCTTGCACGGTATGTTTATGGATGAGTAATAAAACAGAAGCGACGTCAAACGTAAGAGCTAAAAAGCCAAAGAACATACAAAGATATCTTCGGCGATGAACTGGTGCAGTTTTTCAAAATTCATAATTTGCAAACCAAGGTCTTTTCAACTTTATTTCGTTGAATTGCCAAATCAATTGTCTTCCAAGCAGTATCAAAGGCGATTTCATTTGTCTTTGATACTGTTCCATCCCCCTTAAGGTAATCTACGTTTGGAACTGCTCGTTGGATATCAAGTTTGCAGTCAATTTCCATATACATGGTGTCAACTAATCCCTTTTCTCCCCACCATTGACGCAGGTATCTTTTTACATTTCCGTTTGTTTTTACGCTCTTTACATCCACCTTCAGCAACGGATATGGCGACTCAGAATTTATCGTCACCCATTGATTTTCAGAATGGGCAATATTTACTCCGAACAATAATGAAATCACAATTAAAAGTTTTTTCATGTCTTTCACTCAATTTCAAGAATCACGAAGTTGTCCCAACTGCGATACATCTTTCGAAGTGCCTCCATTGCTGCGCTCTCTGTATTGCCATAGGCAAGTCGATCAAGCTGGAACAAGCAGGCTGCACATGCCCCAACAAACGAGGCCAGAATGACAACAACCGTTTGGTTCGATATCTTTCCCATATTAGGCCTCCAATATTAATAAATCATTATAGGTACGCATGATGACGTAATCTGCCCATAAAGTCGCCGCTAACCTTTACGAGGAGTGCGACTATGTGTGGTGGATTAGGTTCAATTGCTGGGGCAATCGCCGGCTTTATGCTGGGTGGTCCACTGGGGGCGGTTGCAGGTGCTGCCGGTGGAGACGCGATGGTGGATCAACCACAAAAGCGTGCCCAAGAATCCCTTGATATGCAAAAGACCGCTGCTGAACAAGCAACGGCACAAGCGACCAAACAAGCCGATTTGGCTGAGCAAGCCAACAACCGAGCTAACGCTAAGTCACCAGACATTACCGCTGTGCTCTCTGCCAATGAGCAAGCTGCCAAAGGTGGTCAATCCAGCACCATGCTCACAGGCCCCACAGGAGTAGACCAGTCGCAGCTCAACTTGGGTAAAAACACACTGCTTGGTTCTTAATGTCTGAATACACAGGCGACAACCAACCAGATGTACGCGGATCAAACCGCGAGAAGATTTACACACGCTGGGGACAACTTAAAGCTGAGCGTGCCAGTTGGTTAGCCCACTGGAAAGAGATAAGCGACTATTTATTACCTCGCTCAGGGCGCTTCTTTATCCAAGATAGAGACAAAGGTTGGAGACGCCACAACTCCATTTATGACTCAACTGGCACAAGGTCACTTCGCATCCTCGCAGCCGGAATGATGTCTGGAATGACAAGCCCAGCGCGACCTTGGTTTCGACTGACTACAGCAATACCTGAGATTGACGGGCAAGGGGATGTAAAGCTGTGGTTGTCTCAATGCCAAAAGATCATGCTCGATATCTTTGCAAGATCAAACACCTACCGGTCATTGCATTCAATGTACGAGGAGATTGCAGCCTTTGGTACAGGTGCGTCCATCATCTTGCCTGACTTCGATAACGTGGTGCATCACTACCCACTCACAACGGGTGAGTACTGCATAGCAACTAACTACAAGGGGGAAGTGGACACCCTCTATCGCGAGTTTCAAAAGACGGTGCATGAGGTTGTTGCTGAATTTGGTTACGAGAACTGCTCCAACTCCACTAAAAGCCTTTATGACCGCGGCTCGCTAGACGCTTGGATCACTATTGTTCACGCCATTGAACCTAGAAGCGCAAGAGACCCATTAAAGTCTGATTCCAAGAACATGCCTTGGAAGTCTTGCTACTTCGAGCTAAATGGTGAGCGCAGCCAATACCTGCGTGAATCTGGATTTAAGAAGTTTCCTGCCGTGTGCCCACGATGGTCAACGACCGGTGGTGATATCTATGGCAACTCTCCCGGCATGGAAGCACTTGGTGACATTAAGCAGCTGCAGCATGAGCAACTGCGTAAAGCACAAGCCATTGACTTCAAGACAAAGCCACCGCTTCAAGTGCCAACCAGCATGAAGAACAGGGATGTGGAAACCCTGCCCGGTGGAATTAGCTTTGTCGATATGAATTCACCTAGTGGTGGCATCAAGACGGCGTTTGAAGTCAATCTAGACCTCTCACACCTGTTAGCTGATATTGGGGATGTACGTGAGCGCATAAGAGGCAGCTTCTATGCAGACCTTTTCCTAATGCTGGCTAACCAAAACAACTCCAATATGACGGCAACAGAAGTGGCGGAGCGACACGAAGAGAAGCTCTTGATGTTGGGACCGGTGTTGGAGCGTCTTCAAAACGAATTGCTTGATCCACTCATTGAGATCACGTTCGATCAGATGATGGAGGCAGGCATCGTGCCGCCACCCCCACAAGTGTTGCAAGGTGTGAACTTAAACGTTGAGTACGTAAGCATGCTCGCGCAAGCACAACGCGCTGTCGGCACTAACTCAATAGATCGCTTTATGGGCACATTGGGCCAAGTGGCGCAATTCAAGCCGGAAGTGCTCGACAAGGTCAACACTGACAAGTGGGCCGACCAATACGCTGATTTGCTAGGCGTCGATCCGGAAATATTGGTTCAAGAGGACCAAGTGGCAGCCATTAGGAAGCAGCGTGCACAGGCTCAGCAACAAGCTGCGCAGATGGAGCAAATCAATCAAGCCTCTACGGCAGCCAAGAACCTTGGCCAAACACCTACAAATAGTCAAAACGCATTGACAGATGTGATGAGTATGTTCTCTGGCTACAACTCGCCGTCACCTCAACAACTCTAAGGAAATACCTATGGCCTTGGTCAATATGGCAGTGCCAGACAACGAAGTAGCTGAGTACACACCCAACCCATATGGGTATGGTTTGTGTTTACGTCTGACTGAAGAGCAAGTCGAACTATTGGGTCTAGACAAGAACCCACCCAAAGCCGGCTCTGTTGTCTCCATCCGAGCCTTTGCCAATGTGGCGCAAGTCACCACTAGCTACAACCCAGCCGAAGAAGCTGCAGAGGGTGAAGACCCAGAGGGCATTGATGTGGCTCTTGAATTACAGATCACAGACTTAGAAATTACAGACACAACAGACATGCAAGGCCAGCGCGCAACCATGCTCTACGGCGCTGACACCGACTAGGTACGCATGACAACCAATAACGGTAATAAATTCGCACATGAGAACTTCGATCCTCTCGATTTACGCGCTCAGGAGAAGGCCCTCGCTGATAACAGCGAGCGCAACAAGCTGACGCTCCAAACGGAGCAAGAGGATTTCAAGTGGCTCATGGGTAACAAGCGCGGTAGACGAATTGTTTGGCGACTGCTTGAGCGCACAGGGGTGTATCGAAGTAGCTTTACAGGCAACTCCGAGACATTCTTTCGCGAAGGAATGAGAAATGTGGGTCTGGCCCTCTTGGACCAAGTTCACACGATCACACCTGACCAATTTGCCGTCATGTTGAAGGAACAAAAGGAATCTAAAGATGACAGATAACGCGCTAATGATGGACGCCACAAACACCACTGACGGCCCCGTTCAAGCGAGCGCTGCGCCAGCAGAAGCGATTCAACCCGCAACTGCAAACGCAGCACCACAACAGCAATCAACCCAAGGTAGCGACTCTGCTGCTGCGACAAACCCCGCAGCTCCAGAGCAGATCGAGGGCGCTAAGGACGCTGAATCTGCAAAACAGACAGCACCTGAGAGTTATGAGTTCAAAGCGCCTGATGGCGTCGTTATTGACGACACCACTATCAGTGCTTTCTCTGACGTCGCCAAAGAGCTGAATCTGCCGCAAGCTGATGCGCAAAAGTTGATCGACAAAGTTGGGCCAGTCATGGCCAAGCAACAAGCCGAAGCTCTTAATCAACTCAACACTTCATGGATTGAAGGCGTTCAAGCTGACAAAGAAATAGGTGGAGCAAAACTTCAAGAGAACTTAGCGGTAGCCAAAAAAGCGATGGAGCGTTTTGGCACACCCGCATTGCGTGAGTTGTTGAACGAGTCCCGCTTGGGAAACAACCCGGAAGTTATCCGGTTTATGTACCGAGCAGGTAAAGCAATCAGTGAGGACAAGTTTGTGGCCGGAGGCCCAGCAAGTCCAAGTGGATCAAGAGACCCCGCAAAGTTTCTTTATCCAAATCAAACAACTTAAAGGATTTATAAATGGCTACCTTATCAACCAGCGCCTTAACCCTAGCGGATTGGGCAAAACGTATCGACCCTGAGGGTCGTGTTCCTGTCGTCGCAGAACTCTTGTCTCAATCAAACGAGATTTTGGAAGACTGTATGTTCATGGAAGGCAATCTGCCCACAGGTCACCGCGTTGTGATCCGCACAGGCTTGCCAACTGTCTACTGGCGTGCCATCAACCAAGGTATTCCAACCACCAAGTCCACAACCGCTCAGGTTGATGAGTCTTGCGGCATGTTGGAAGCCTACTCCGAAGTCGACAAAGACTTGGCTGAATTGAACGGCAATACCGCTCAGTTCCGTCTGTCCGAGGACACCGCCTTCTTGGAGTCGATGAACCAAACACAAGCTCAGACCTTGTTCTATGGCAACCCCGGCACTGATCCAAAACAATTCTTGGGTCTTGCTACACGCTACAGCTCAACCTCAGCAGGTAACGGTCAAAACGTTATCTCTGCCGGCGGCTCAGGCTCAGACAACGCATCTATCTATTTGGTGGTGTGGGGTGACAACACTGTTTTCTGTCCTTTCCCCAAAGGCTCAAAAGCAGGTTTGATCCATGAAGACTTAGGTCTCAACACCGTGTGGGATTCCGCTGGTGCTCGCTACCAAGCCTATCGCACCCACTATCAGTGGAAGAACGGCCTAGTTGTTAAAGACTGGCGCTACGTTGTGCGTATTGCCAACATCGACATCTCCGATTTGATTGGACAAACTGGCACCCAAGCCGCCAGCGCTTCAACCAATATTGTGAAGTTGATGGCTCGCGCGCTGTATCGCATCCCCAACATGGCAATGGGTCGTCCAGCCTTCTACATGAACCGCACGGTTCACAGTGGTTTGGCATTGGCTGCACTCGATAAGAGCCAGTACGTCTTGAAGATCAACGAAGGTTTGACGCAGTTCGGCACACCTAGCAGCTACTTGTCCTTCTTGGGCGTTCCGCTGCGTCGTGTTGACCAACTTCTCAACACTGAAGCCGTAGTGTCTTAAACCATTTAAAGGAAAACAAACCATGATTACCGATGCATTCTTACGTCTAAGCGACGGACAAGCACTTACTACAACAGCGGTCTCTACCAACACCGTGGACTTGGGCGTTGCCCGAGACATGGGTGCAGGTGAAGACATCTACGTGTACTTCACTGTCCCAGTCGCATTGGCCGGCGGCACAAGCGTGACTTTCCAAATCATTACTTCTGCTGCAGCCAACT